ACCTCACGGGGAAACTAGACGAGCGTGTCGGGAAGTTCGTCGGTCGCAACGACCGCGACCGGCGTCTTGAAGAACTTGTCACGAATGCCAGGAACAACACCTTAGGAGAAATCTGATGGCACCTAATCCTGAAACGTACCGGTTCACCGTCCGGGAAAGGCCCCGTGCGAAGGGGCGTCCCCGCTTCGGGAAGGGGCACACCTACACGCCGAAGGGAACGGTCGACGCAGAGCGTGTCATCGCTGAGGCGTACAAGGGACCGAAGTTTGAGGGGCCGGTGTCGTTGGCGTGCGTGTTCTCCAACGACCGGGTCACCATCACGTTGACTCCGATAGAGATGGAGAAGTCTCCGTTGCGGGGAGATGTTTCCAACTACCTCAAACTTGTTGAGGATGCCTTGAATGGTTTGGCTTACGACGATGACCGTCAGGTGCATCGTCTGGTCGGGAAGAAGAAGTAATGCAGATCGAACTGGACCCCTGGGAGTACGAACACGCTTTGAGCATCGGGGCTCGACGCTTCGTCGCTAACTGGGGTAAGCGGGACGCCGCCCACTACGACAAGAAACGCATGGAAGACGAGCGCACAGCGCAGGCTGCGGCCTGCGTGGGGGAACTGGCCGTAGCGAAGATCACGAACCAGTATTGGCCTGGGCATGTGTGGCACAAGTCAGAGCATAAGAACTACAAGCACCGGCCTGACGTAGGGTACAACATCGAGGTGCGCCGGGTGCGGACCAGCACCAGCGCCGCTGTACGCCGACGCCAGTTGGAACAGGGACTGGTCCTGTGGGTGGTGCAACCAGTACCGCCGGAGTTCCGTGTCGTCGACATCCTGGGCTGGATCGATCACGACGAGGCGTGGGAGAAGGGTGAGCCGGCACATTACGACCCGGAGAACACACGGGTTATTGGGGAGCAGTTTCTGAACGCACCGTCTATTGAGTAGGGCGGAGCGGGGAGCATGGACAGCAGACCCATATCTGTTGGATGCGCTGATAGGGCCGGCACATCCACTGTCGGCGTTTCGACCGTGGGCGCAGCGCCGCCCCGTTGACCGGTACGACGCGTTGCTGCGGGCAGCGGCTGGTGACGAACCAGAGGAAAGCATCGCAGAACAGGACGAGTTGCGGGAAGTTCTCGCAGACGCCCTGGAAGCCCTCACCGAGGAAGAACAATGGATCTTCCACATGCTGACTACCGTACGGCTCAGTCTCCGTTTCGTCGGTAGTGTCCTGGGTGTCCCGAAGACGACGCTGGCGCGGCGACGCGACAGAATCATTCAGAAACTACAGGTAGCGTTGGAAGACTCTCCGCTAGTAAGGAAACGGATGCATTCTTATTCCTCTGAGGTGTCGTAGAGCGTCAGGCACTGTTCCAGCATGTCCATGAACCCGCCGACCCACCCCAGGATCCGCGACAGAGCAATGAGGTCGCCGTCGTCGGCATCATGCCAACCGCCGATCATGCCCATCGCTTCGTCGCGTTGGAACACCAGTAGTACGCCAAGTTGGTTGCCGTACCAGGAGGCGTGGGTGCCGTCCTTGATGTCGAGTAGGTGCCGGCTTTCCTGAAAGGAACGGAGGATGTCCTGCTCTAGTTGGACGCCGGACGATGCCATGAAATCCCCCCATTTGGCATCGAGGTCCGGCACATCCATTACGCTATTCTGCCCTGCGCGTAGGTCTTGACGACGGATAGGGCGGCAGCGACGCCGGCTATGACAGCGCCGCGTCCGGTGGACAGGTCGCTGATAAGGAACACTCCTAAAAATCCCTGGACGAAGGTCCACGCTGCTCTCTCAAGCATATTGCTCACTTCTTCTTCCCTCTCGATTGTGGTTTCGCCTTGTCGTAGGCGATAGCGGCGGCCTGGTCCCGTGGGTACCCTTCGGTAATCAACTTACCGATGTTGTGGCCGATGACATCCTGACTGGAACCCTTTTTCAGGGGCATGTCAGTACCTTGGACGGCGAGGCTTTTTCTTACCTGGCATCAGTCACGCAGGGCTTTGCGGGCGCCAGCCTTCGACGGTGACCCGACAGAACCGATGCCGCCACCCGTCTCCACGCTGGTGACCAGCACCTGGCTGGCCTTCACCTTCTTCGGGGTCGTGCCGTCTCTCATGGTGTCCTATTTCCCGAAGGGGCGGCCACCGTGAGCGGCGTTCCCCAACTTGGTTTTGCGGAGATACGCCGCGTCCTTCTTGGCCTTCACGCTCATGGCGTGCATGTTCTCGCTCGATGTCGAGTTGTACGGCTGCTTGTCCTGCGAGCCGAACGTCTCCTGGAATGTTCCGTAACCTTTGCCCTTCGGCATGTGGGTACCTCCTATTAGATGGGTGGGGTGTCCCTCTAGACGAAGAACAGTGCCGTCCAGGTGGCCCCGTCTAGGACACCGTCCGGCTTCAAGAAGCCCATAGCCTTCTCGAACTGTTTCACAGCAGCGGCTGTACGCCTACCATAGATACCATCCGCCGGACCGGGGCTGTACCCACGGTGCCTCAGATGGCTCTGAGCCAGCCGCACAGCCTCTCCACGGCTCCGACGGCGCCTCGACAGGGGTGTCACGGTCACACGGTCCTTGAAAGCCGTCAGATAGGCCACAATGCCCGCCCAGTCGATGTCCGACGGCGGCCCCTGATCGACCCTCCCACCATCAGCCAACCAGCCATACAGCCAATCACCAGGACACGTCGAAGACGACATATCCCGATGCCCCCGCACCCACAACGAACCCCCATACCGAAACTGGGCATCATCAATCACCATCTGGATGGCCTTCAACGCCACCGCCGGCACCGGCTCATACCCCCACCCCGTATAACACACCGACTCCGACCGGGCATTCCACCCCCTGGTAGCGGCACCACGCCAACCACCACCCCGACCCTCGAACACCGCACCAGACGGATCCACCAACCAGTTGTAAGCAATCCCATCCCACTTGCGGTTATCCATGTGGTACGCCTCGAACGCTTTCACCGCAGCGATCCCCGTCGGCCCGTCCTGCACACCGCTGTGATGCAACACGACACCCTTCACACGGTGATGAGCCAACCGTCGGAACGGCTTCGCCGGCTCCCGCGCCCCCCACTCCAACCGGTTCACAACCGTCCCCTTCATCGCACCCTCATCTCAATATCGATAATGTCGCGCATCTTCTCATCAAACGCCCGATCATTCCTAATCATCTGATTACGAGTCTCATGCGGATCATTGATCCGCACCTGCGTACCGAACACCGTCGACACCACAGTCGACGCCACCCGCCGCGAATACCGCTTCTCATTCGGCAACATCCTACGGAACCTCGACAAGAACGGCATCCAACTATCCAGCATATACAAGTCCTGGTCCCGCATCTTGTATTCGCCCTTCTTGTTCTTCTTCGCCTTCCCCGCCAGGTCCAGAGCCTGCATCAGGAACGGAAACTTGTCGTACACATGCGGCACCTGCTGATACCTGCCGCTGAACGGCAGATCAGCGAAGAACTGCTTCCCGGCCCAAATCTCCAATGGGACTTTTACGCTGGGCGCAGCCGACTCAGCGAACACCCGCGTGATCGAAGTCGGCTCCTTCATCAAACGGTTCAGATCCCGGAACGGCAAATCAGGAATCCAATACGACTGATAGTCGTTGATCTTCCACGGCAACCGGATAGCCATATTCTCCAGGAAATAATCCGGCACCACCCCCTCCTCCTTCGACTGGAGTTCCAGGTTGCCCTTCACCTGCTGCAACCGGCCCCACGCATACGGATGCTTCCCCAGGCTCTCCACCAGAATCGGCACCACATTCTTCTGCCAGGTCCAGAACGGAATGATGCGCCGCATCTTCCGTTCCGTACCCGTCAAATCCGCATAGTTGAAATGGAACTTGTAAACCTGACCGGCAGCGTCCCCAATCGAACCACCCTTCTGCAACACATCGAACGCCAGGGCGCCACGCAGCACCGTTTCCATCTGCTCGTTCGACGAACGGATGAACCGGAACGGAGCAAACTCCGTCGAAGCCGGATTGAACACCACATCAATCGGGTTCCCGGTGAGCGGGTTACGAGACTCCGTGAACAGCCTCATAGCAACCGACCTGTCGATCTCCGTGATGACCTGACCGCCCCCGACGATGCCGCTCTCCAGGACACGCTTGATGGTACGCAACTCGTTGACATCGACACGGGCACCGAAACCGACACCGACCGTCTTCTTCTTGCCGGCCAGCAACCTGCCGATCATGCCGTCGATGCCGGCCACCGCATCTCCCTTGCCGGATCGCATAGCCCGGAAGTACGTTCCGGCGAACTTGTTCGTCGACCCCAACTCCATCAAACCAAACGCGTACGACAACCAGGAACCCCCCAAACCGTTACGAAGAACGAAGCCGGGCGTGGACACGGCCTGCGCCTTCCAATAGTTCAGGAACTTGTCGTACCACTTCAAGAATCCGCTGAAATCGCCAGTCGTCGAAGTCGTCTTGAACAATGCGTTCAACATCTCGAACAACGGCGTCGCCTCGTCCTCGTTCTGCAACGGCGCCGTCCATCCCCGCGACCACCTCGGGTTCGCCGTGTTTGGACCCCACTGGGCGGCCGTCTGCTCCGTCAACGCCTTACCGAACAGATCCCTCGTCCGGGCAGCGTTGAACTTACGCAACCCCGCCTGAAACTCATCAATGTCATTGCGGGTACCGTCATACAACTTCGGAGCAACATCCTCCCGGACACCCTTCTCACCGGCCTCCTCAGCAGCCTTCCCAGCGGCCCTCACCGCAGCGTATTCCCCCTTCGCTATGTCCCGCTCCACATAGAGTTGACGTATCCGCCCCTGCATCGTCGCAATCTGCGCCTCAACGTCCAACCCGGCCACCATCGCCGCCTGAGCAGTCCTGTAATGCTCCGAAGCGTACGCCAGGTGATTCAACCGCTCCGCATCCGTCAACAGTTCCCGCTCCGCCTCCGTCAACACCTTCCAGGAATCAGGCAGATCCACCGGCAACTGCCACATCGGCTCATCCAACCACGCCAACCCCTCCACACCGTAAAACCCTGTCGTTTCCG